CTATTACTTCTAAAACATCTAATGTATCGCCAAAATCACCACCTTCTAATCCAATAGCATCATCGTCATCGGCGCTCATTCTGGTAAGTACTTAGAATGGATTGAAATATACTTTCAATTTTACGTAGAGTCATGTCAGTGGCCTTAATAACCCATGCGTAATAAGGCATAAGGCATAAGGCATAAGGGTTAAGGCATATATTATAATTGTAGATATATGCCAATTGAGTATACAAATCTATGGAATATATATCGAAATACACTTCCATCTGGCTCATATGATATGGTTATTGTATCTCTTGCCCATCAAAATGCCGCTATGGTGAAATGGCAAGCATCCAATCTTGGGCGATATATAAAAGGTTCTTTTCTTTGGATTGTTCATTATAATGGAGAAGAAGTAATAAATGAGAATGAATTACCTCCTTGGGCTTGGCTCGTACGAGATACCATACAGACGATACATGGAACAGTGACACTTATGCATGCCTTAGGAAAAGCTATGAAATTTGCCGTTGATACGGTAAAATTCATAAATTGTATGACCCTTACAATGGGTTGTGTTTTTATTAAAGAGTACAATGTTCCCACTCAACCTACAATATGTGCAGAAACACATGAACTATTTTTCAATCCATCTGTAAATTTATTACATACATCTCCTATTCCTATAGAGTTGTTGGGAAGAACATCTGCTTGGCTTTTAGCATCGGGTCATTTTGAATGGCAATATGGTAGATGTGGGGGATTAGATGCTGATATTGAAACACATGCTATTCTTCGTCGGAGAGGGTTTGAATGCACAAAGGGTTGTCAACTTATAGGGCAAGTCTTTCCATTTCGGGTTGCTCAAATGCTTGTAGAAGATTTACTTATTCTTTCAGTTCGTCCATTTTTGGCTGCATATTGCCCAGATGAAATTCTTATTTCAACATATTCATATTGGTACAGTATGGAACACAATATTCCAATACAAATGACAACAGTTATAACAGATTGGGGAAATCAATATCACGTGAATGATATAAATTATATTTATTGGCTTTTACATACAAAGAAAGAAGGATATGCTGTTTCAAAAGTACCAGATGATTTGAATCATCCGATACGACAAGCATTTGGTTAACTGCGAACGGATCAAAAATTGATTGTTTGTGGGAGGCTTAAGTCGGTTACACACACACTACACAGATGACTGATACGACGAATGTTTCTACGGCGACGGATGTTCCAAAGTATTCATCCTTCGAGGATATGGAGCTCGAGGAGAATCTATTACGAGGTCTCTTTTCCCATGGATTTGATAAGCCAAGTGCGATTCAACAAATTGCAATTAAACCTATTAAAGATGGAAGAGATTTATTAGCACAGGCGCAATCTGGAACGGGTAAGACAGGAGCATTTGTCACCGGAGCCTTATCAAGAGTAGACTCTAGTTTAAAGAAAGTTCAAGTTCTTGTTCTTGTTCATGTTCACGAACTTGCACGACAAATCGCAAAAGTTGCAAAATCAATTGGTTCTTATATGAATATAAATGTATTATGTGCAACCGGTGGCCCTCCAGTGCGTGATGATATTAAAGCACTCGAGTCAGGAGCACAATTTGTAGTTGGAACTCCAGGTAGAATATATGATTTAGTAACAAGAAACGCCCTAGATAGGTCTAATATAAGTGTTTTGATTATGGATGAGGCCGACCAAATGTTAGAGGATTTATTTTATAAGCAAGTAATGTGTATTTTGGAGAAGGGGTTTCCTGCAAAGACACAGGTTGCCCTGTTTTCGGCAACTATGCCAGAGCAAGTTGTTGCTGTAGCGAACAGTATTCTTCGTGACCCCGTTCGTATTCTAATTGCGCCCACCGCTGTTCGCCTGGAAGGTATTCAGAACTTCTTTGTACCCATTGACAGAGCAGAGTTTAAAAAGGATTGTATTCTTGACCTGTATAAGAATTTGAGTATTACACAGGCAGTTATATTCTGTAATAAACGTCAAAATGTAGATATGCTTGGTGCTGAGATGTTAAAATATGGCTTTCCAGTGACATGTATTCATGGGGATATGGATAAGGGAGAGAGAATTCGCAAGATGCAAGAGTTCTTGAGCGGGGGTACACGTGTTATGATTTCAACCGATATGCTCTCTCGTGGGATTGACGTCCAACAAGTAAGCTTGGTAATTAATTATGATATTCCTACAAACCGAGAGAGTTATATTCATCGCACAGGTAGGGCAGGCAGGTTTGGTAGGAAGGGTACTACTATTAATCTGATTTTACCAGAGGAGGAGAGCACAGTACGCGATATTGCAGAGCATTATGATATTCCAATTAATCCTTTACCTGAAAATCTAAGTAATCTGTTGTAATATATAAGAACGTAACCAGTCGACATTAAAATATTTACGTTTTATATATAATTAATTCTCTAGGCATTTTTGATATAAGACTGGGTCAACACGAAGACGTTTTACGTATGTTTATGCCCCCTAAACATTATTTAGATTTTCCTGTCGTATGTCATGTCGACATGTAGGGCAACGAACATTTGTTTCAAACCACTGGTCAATGCATACTTTGTGAAATACATGATAGCATGGATTGAGTCTTCTACATACATCTGTTCCTATAACTATATCTTGACATACAGGACATGTTGAGCCTGCCGGTAATGTAGAACCCTGTACAAGAGTTGTATGTTGATGTATAACTGCTTCAGTTGGACGAATAATGACAGGATCCAAAAATGCTTCTGTTGGAACTATACGTGTACGTATACGAGGAGAATCTAAACTAGGATTACTTAGAAGTGAAAAAAGTAAAGAGAGACCATCTGTTGTTGGGACGGATGTAGGCATTGTAGTAGAATTCGTTGTAGGTTGTTGATGTACTCCACGGTATAAAGTTGCTCCATGTGAATATAAATTGAAACGAGAATGTAATTGAGAACGAACATAATGTAGAACATGGGGCACTGTTTGGAATTGACCGTGGTCGTATAAGAGAGCAGGGAAATAATTATGTATATCATCTAGCACACCTACATTATATACAATAGTGTAGTCATTCGACATTTTCTATAGGGATTCTATACACTTTCTGTTTATGTTTTCCGCGCTATGAAACAAAAAATGAAAAATGTGGATGTATGAAAAAAAGTATCCATTCAAATGACTGATACAAAAGGTGTTATTGGTTTAACAAATATAGGAAATACGTGTTATGGAAATGCTGTACTTCAAGCATTACGACATGAATCAGAATTAACTATATTCTTCTTACTTGGGAAGCATGCAGATATTATAAAGCGAAAGGGAACACATGATGCTTTTCCTATGATTGAAAGATATGGTGAATTAGTGCGAAATACATGGGGAAATGAAAAGGGGATTGAAAAGACAAAGGATTTCTGGCATGATATGGTTTCATTAGCAAGGAAAAAAGGATATGACCAATTTCAGTTTCCGGTTCCACATGATGCTCATGAATTTCTGTCATTTCTTCTTGACCAAATACACGAAGGATTGGCGGAGGAAGTTGATATGACATTACGTGTAGACGAAGCAAAGAAAGAAGTTTACTCAGCGCTTGAATTTTGGAAAACTTCTTTTCAAAAAGCATATTCACCCATTGTGGAACTCTTATTTAGTTTGAAACGAAAGTGTACGGTATGTCAAACATGTAAATATGAATCTGTTACATGGGAGACATTTAATATGATTGATGTAACAATTCCTGAAACAGTAACAGGGCCTTTACATATATTAGATTTACTTATTGCGGATGGAAAGGGAGATGAGTTAGATGATTATGTATGTAGTGGAAGTTGTACGGAGAGAACAAAAGCTCAAGTAGGTCGCAGTATTTGGCGTCTTGGTTCATGGGTGATTCTTGCTTTAAAACGCTTTGGAAATAATGGACAGCGTATTAATACTCCAGTTGAAATTCCATTCCAAACATCTTTTGAGCAAATCTTTTATGAAAAGACTATTGAACCAAGTAAAGGACATATGTATGAATTGTTTGCTACAGTTCACCATCATGGTGTTGCGGGAGGAGGGCATTATACGGCACGTGCAAAACATCCGGTTACCGGTACATGGTATATATACGACGATGAAAATACAGGACAAATTTCAGAGCCAAATCCCATCGACCCGAGTGTATATGTAGTTATGTATAGAAGAATAAAAGATAGTGTTGTAAAGGAAAAATAATCTATTTTATAGTATAATGGCACAAGCATCTGTTGGTAACCATTCCAGATCGTTAAAAACATATATGACTACTGATAACTTTTTCAATAATATAAGGGTATATGAATCACAGTCAAATACTACCACTTTAAATAAAGAAGGACGCCTTACTACACCTGGAACAGCAGCAAATATAACGACTGTTGCACTTCGTAATGTGAGTACAGGAGCAAATTTAGTTTTAGCAGATTGCCCAGCTGGACGTTTTTTACGTGAAACTGGAAAGCGTTTGTTTCCGGGCATTCACCCCGGTTTAACAATGGGGGATAAATATAATGGTGCTGTAGTTGGATATCATTCTACTCAGACAACATGGGTGTATGTCATTGATTCTGTGACAGGGTGTTCTTTTTATATTAACCCAAATGATAGTGTATTTTCCGTATATAGTTATGATAAATCATTTGATATAGATAGTCATTTAGAAGATTCTGGAAGTGTTTCTGGAGCAGCTGTACTTACGCTTGGAAACGTTCGATCTCTGAATCCCGTGGTTTCACTTGGAACTGTTACAGCTGCGACAACAACACTTGACGTAACCGTTTCTCGGTTTTTCACTCTTTCATCAGGAGGGAACATTATACTAGATGTTAATTCAACGCCACTCGGGGCAACTCTAACTTTTCTAATTACATTTTCGGTTAACTCGACAGTTACATTTGCAGGCGCAAGATTTCTGGGAGCAAGTAACCATTCCATTACAGGTAACGGTCCAACATTTATGATTACATTTATTGGAGATGGAAATAGGTTTATTGAAGTATCACGCACTGGCGCCCTGGCATAAACATACAAATACCGTGAAATGTTTGAGACATTCACAGGACTATCTTTCATTATTTAATGTAATTGCGGTGCAATTAAATTAAATAATAAGCGGTACTCAATATATAAAATACTAATTTTATATAAAGTAGAATGTCATGGGTAAATATTCTTAATTTAATAGGCCCAACGGGGCCTGGGCCTTATCCAACTGATACATTAGTAGTAACAGGACAATTTAGATCAACAAATGTAATTACACTCACCCCTATAAGTTCTGGTGGAAATCAAACAGGGCAAACTCTCAATCCAACACAAGGAGTATATTTTTTTATTCAAGCGGATCCCCTTTCATCAGCAGCAAATATAACATTAGATTGTACAAATATAGCAATAGGTCAACGAATTAGTTTGGTTGCAAAATCATCAAATCCAAGTGCATATACAACAACCTTTTCTTTTACATCAGCATTTAAAGTTGTAAGTACGCCTATTGTTGTAAATGCTTCCCAGACGCTTACAATGAGTTTTATATGTATAGATGGCTCAACTATGCTCCAAGAAAGTGGACTTCTTTTAACATAAGTATCTTTTACAGGGTACCGCTTATTATTTACTTTAATTGCAGTGCAATTAAATTAAATAATTAACAACATTTCTGTGAATGTATCAAACATATGAATACTACCCCTTTAGACCTGTCCGAGTGTAAGACAATGTAATTAACTTTCATACTTCATGTTAGCTAATATAGATGATGGAGTAGTCATAAGCTTTTTCATAGTATCTACCATAGATGAAGGGGTATCTACAAATCGTTCAACATCTCCGCTCGACATATATACAGTATGGATAGAACCCATCATACCACTCTCCCCACATACACGAAAATGAACATGAGGTTCTAATCTTCCCATCCAGGGAACAGTGTAAGGTTGAGGATTTCGGACATAAAGAGTTGCTACTCCTTTTTCATTTGACATAACAACACCTACATTCATGAATTTAATATATGCTTGACGCCAATCATGTATTTTTTTCAAGCCTTCTGTTGCTGGTTCAGCAGCCCAGTATAAGACTTTTGAATTAGGTGTTACTTTTACTTGAACATGTGTATCAGCTCCTTCAGGAATTTGGTCTGGAAGAGCTGAGCATGGAACAACAGCTTCACCTAAAAAGGGTAAATATGTATCTCTATGAAACATGATTGCAACTGCAGAAAGGCCAACAAGTATATATATTCCACGTGTTGTAATAGATTTTGCTCCAAATATATTTGAAATAGGATTATATCCAAGGGCACCAATTAAAAGCCAATTTATCGCACCTATAATTACTATTGCAATAGCAAACATATGTCCTTTACGGTGAATATCTGCGAATCCCATCTAATAACAAGCCTTATATTGTGGTGTATTTAAATTGCGACATGTATACGTACCGGAGTCTATTTTATATGGAATATATCCTGGAAGGCATCTACATGTATCGGCTCTCTCTGCAGTTGTTGACCCTAGAAAGGATTCATCAGGAACACTTGCTCTTGTTTTCCACATGGTATGTATTGCAACGAAAGCAACACAAAGAAACGCAAGAAATAATATGGCTTGAGAGACTATCTTTCGCATTCTAAACAACAGTTAGAATGTCAAAGTGTCAAATGAATAAATACAAGGCGGGAGGTAGGTGTGGTGGATCATCTTATTCACCATCGGAAGGATTCAAATCTGAAGAATACACTGCTTACCTTACAAAAAGACAAGAACAGGATAGACTTTTTACAGCTCAACCCGTTGTACAGAATGCTATTGTAAAAACAAAGGCTCCGACATCGGACCGAAAAAAAGATATTGATATGATTTTAAATGGGGATTTTTAGGTATATAAGGCAAAGCCTTATGTATACAGCATAGCTTATATATAAGGCAAAGCCTTATGTATACAGCATAGCTTATATATAAGGCAAAGCCTTATGTATACATCCCAAAAGGAAGCTTATCACCCAGATTCTTCTTCTTTAAGAACAAATCAACATGCTCCTTCTTTAAAACAAATGGTAAACTAAATCCCGGGATATGAAAGGGTAACTCTTTCACATTAAACATGCGTAACATATTGATACGTTGAGCAATTTGCTCAATACATCTTTTTAATTCACGAACACCTGGCTCTTCCTTTGCATATGTCTCCATGACGTGTTCAACAACCTCTTTCGTAATTGCTACTTTCTCAACCAAATTCACCTCTTTTAATGCAGAAGGAAGTAGAAACTTTTCAGCGATAACTGCCTTATCCTTCCCATCATATCCTGCGAGCTGAACAACAACCATACGGTCTAAGAGAATACGGTCTATCTTTGTAATATCATTCGCACTAAAGACAAACATAGTTCGGCTCATATCCAATGTGATTCCTGTTAAATACTTATCCTCAAACTCAGAGTTTTGAACAGGGTCTGTTAAGTGAACTAATAAATTTTGAATCTCCTCTCCCTTTGGTGTAGCACTAATCTTATCAAGCTCATCAAACATAAGGACCATTGACATTGACTTTGCTTGGGCTAAACAGTTCGCAATCTTACCTGAGTGGCTACCCTCGTATACAAATTGGTGACCCGTATAAGTGCTTGAATCGCTATCTCCTCCTAAACTGATAAACTGAAATGGCCATTCAAGTGCTTTCGCAATACCATTCTTAATAAGACTAGTCTTACCAATACCAGGAGGTCCTACAAGAAGAAGAGAAAGACCACTTGCCGTAGGGTTCGCAATCTTACTGGCAATAAACTGCATAATTTGAAGTTTAGCTTCATCTTGACCATAAATTGCTTCATCCAAATACTTTCTAGCCTTTTCCATAAAAGGACCACATGCCTCCGGAGAGGTAGTCAAACTCACAGGCATTTCCTTATAATTGCCAAGAGGCATACTTACAAGTTTTTCCATCCAAGAGCGCATTTTGTAATATTCGCCGGAAGAAGGGTCCAAATTATTCATAGCATTGTACCGTGCCATGACCATAGCCATCATATCAGGCTTTAACTTCATTTGAAGGAGGCGAAACATGAGTGG